TGATAACGGAAGAATTAAGCCCTCATCAAATTAGAAAGCTTAAATCTGAATACGATAAAATGATTAAAGAAATTGAGAAACAAGAATCTAAGATTAAAACTCAATGGAAGCAATATGGATTGAATGATAAATTTATAAGAAATTTGAATGCTGCTTGGTATGAGATTTGGGATGAAATAGATGAAATCCGGATATTGTTAGATAAGGTAAAATAAACAAAAGAGGTTAATATGAACAGAGAAAATAAGGCCATGAAGGATATTCTGGCAGGTAGAAATCCAGACAAGAAAATACAAGTATCAATGTGGAATCCAGATAAGGATGAAACCATTATTAAAGAACGCGAGAAAACTGCTAAAGAAAAGACTGATCGTGATGAAAAATCGGAAATTTTAAGGGCGGCTAGAATGCCAATGTTTTGCCCCGAATGTAAACACATAATGAATAAAACGGCCGATAAGAAATTTTTCAATCTTACTGGTAAATGTATGGATTGTGTGGTAACTGAAGAGAATAGACACAGGATTGATGGGACATGGGATGTGTACGAAAAGACAAAGGTGCTTCAGAATAAGAGGTCATGGATAAACGAGCAGATTGCTAGTATAGTGGAATGGCGTAAGGGTGAGGAAGTGAAATTTCTCAATCAGATTAATCCAGATGGTCATTCAGTTGAAGAGGAAAAATGGGAAACCAACAAGGCTCAGATTGAAATGCTAGCAGATAAAGCTACAAAAGAGTATAATGAGATGTTGGACTCAGTAAATAGCGAATTATCAGAACTTTAATATTTATAAGTGAACAAGTGTATATAGGAGAAATTTAGTGAAAAAATCAGAAACCATAATGAAGAAATCAGAATTAAGACAGATTATACGAGAAGAAATCCAGAAATTGAATGAAGCCCGACCAATTAATATTGAAATTTGATATGACAATCCGAATGAAGAAAAATTTATTAAATCCAATGTTAAAAAATTTGGTGGTAAAATAATTAAACCATCTGGTGATCAAATTTCAACCATTTGGGATGGGGATGGATATGAGTTTTCCAAATTGATGAAAAAGCATAAATTGAAAATTTATAGGTGGTATTAATATTAAATTGAAGGAAAAGTAAATGAAAAAATCAGAATTAAGACAAATTATTAGGGAAGAAATTCAGAAATTGAATGAGGCTGCACCAGTGCATGCCGATTTTGGTAAATATCTTGGTGATCTTACTGACAGTAAAACTATTTGGTTGTACCCAAAAAAGGGCGCATACGATTTCAAAAAAGAAATTGTGATACTAAAAAAGGCTTTTGGTAAAGCAAAAGTAACACCACATGAAATGGATTCAGTGGAGCTGGTATTTTCTAAGCCAATCCCAAGTCCAAAAGAGTGGGCGAACGCACTAAAATAAGTGGAGAAAAACGTGAAACTAATAGACATGTTGAACAAAGACGGGAAAGTTTATTCTGTTAAAAAACTGGATGAACAGATGGAAATTGGTGATATCACATTCGATGTGGGTAAGGTGTATAATTTTGGAGACGGATTCAAATCAGTAAATGAAGAGGATATCCGACCAAAAAATGAAGAAAAAGAATACCCAAAGCCCATTAAGAAAATATTCAATAAATTTGGGATTCCCCCTAAGGCACATAGTCCAATTTTGACTATGTTGGCGTATATAGAGAAGAATCCAGACGCATTAAAGACTATATTAAAATCAGCGGGCATGACCGAAAATAAAAAGGGCGAAAATTAATGAATAAGATATTTACATATATATGGAAGGGAATACTGGCGTTGGCTAGTATTGCATCCATATTCTTTGCTTTGAAGAATAAAGAAATTAGGGATTTGAGCAAGGTTATCAAAGATAATAAGAAAAAAGAAAAAGAAGTCAAAAAGGAAATTGCCCAATTGGAGAATAATAAGCAGGCCAATAAAAAGGAAATCGAAAAGCTCAAGGGTGATTTGGACAATACTAAAAAAGAAATAGAAGAAATGGAAACTGTATATAAAAGCGATGATGTAGACGCTGCAGTTAAATTTCTCAAGGATTTTGCTAATGGTTAGATGGATTATGATAATACTGATAGTATTATTGTCATGTGGATTTGGACAACATTCATTTACGGATGAAGAAGTATTAAATATTGCCAATAAGGTGACTGAATTGCAACGGCAGGACAGTTTAAAGACAGTAGCTATGGTGACACAGGGTATGATTATAAAGAAATTGGAATTCCAAGCGGAAATGGATTCTTCGATTATTGCGTCCAAAGATAAGAATATAGAAATTTTAGAAGAACGAGTAGAATTGGTTAAACCCAAATGGTGGCAGAATCCGAAGATTGCTTATGTCGGTGGAATGGCCACAGTATGATTTACATTATGGGCTAACGGGCAAATAGTGGGATAATATGATGAATGAAGCACAAAAACTAAAAGAGGCGATGAAGAAAGAGTACATTAAGTGTGCTGTTGATCCCACGTACTTTATGAGAAAATACTGCATCATTCAGCATCCGCAACGTGGTAAGGTAAATTTTAACCTTTATGATTTTCAGGCCGATACTCTAGAAAAAATAGTAAGCAATAATTACACTGTAATTCTCAAAGCTAGACAACTGGGATTATCCACATTAACTGCCGGATATGCCCTTTGACTAATGACATTCAATACGGATAAGGATATTTTGGTTATCGCTACGAAACAGGATAAGGCCAAAAACTTGGTAACAAAAGTAAGGGTTATGCATGCAAATTTACCAAATTGATTAAAATCCACCTGTACGGAGGATAACAGACTTTCAATGAGTTATAAGAATGGCTCAAGAATTAAAGCAGATACATCATCCCCAGACGCTGCACGATCAGAATCACTATCATTATTGATTCTCGATGAAGCGGCATTCATCCCAAAAATTAACGATATATGGACAGCAGCTCAACAGACATTAAGTACTGGTGGCCGCTGTATTGCATTGAGTACACCAAATGGTGCTACTGGATGGTTTCACGATATATGGGTTGGTGCGGAGAATAAGGTTAATTCATTTTTTCCAATATATCTTCACTGGACGGTACACCCAGAACGTGATCAAGTATGGCGTGACAAGCAATCTTTGGATTTGGGCCCAGAATTGGCCGCCCAGGAATGCGATTGTTCGTTTATCACTTCTGGAAAATCGGTAGTCCCCGGTCCAATTATTCAATGGTATTTGGATAATTTAAAGGAAGAACCCATCGCACGAGAAGGTCTTGACGGTAACTATTGAAAATGGAAATATCCTGAAATTGGAGCATCCTATGTGGTTTCGGCAGACGTGGCACGTGGCGATGGTAAGGATTATTCCGCATTTCATGTAATTAATATTGACACATTGGAACAAGTGGCTGAGTATCAGGGGAAAGTCGATACTAAAGCATTTGGAGATTTATGTGTAAATGTGGCTACAGAATATAATGACGCACTGTTAATTATTGAAAATGCCAATATTGGTTGGGGTTCGATTCAACAGGTTGTTGACAGGGATTATAAGAATTTATTTTACGCCACATCGGACTTGAAATATGTGGATGTAAAATCACAGATGACAAACAAATATTATAGAGACGATCGAAAAATGGTGGCAGGGTTTTCAACTACTAGCAGAACCAGACCAATGATCGTGGAAAAACTGGTGGAATATTTTAGAGATAAAACCGCAATAGTACATTCCAATAGACTAATAAATGAGTTATTTTCATTTGTATATGGTCCTGCTTCGGCCGCACAGGCCGATTATGGTGCTAATGACGATTTAGTAATGAGTTTCGCGATAGCCCTATGGGTACGTGATACTGCAATTCGTCTAAGAACTGAGGGAATGACTCAGCAGAAAAATTTAATGAAGCAAATGGTGGATTATCAACCAGTTTATAGCGAAAGTAGTAATAAAAATGATTCATGGAATTGGGACGACTCACATGGGAATAATGTTGGGTTGGACTGGTTGCTGGATTAAAAGAGACGAGGTAAAGAATGGCTGAAGGTAAATTAGCACGGAATTTAAAAAGATTATTTTCTGGAACCGTTATTGTTCGCAATATTGGTGGTAGAAAATTAAAGGTTGTGGACACGGACAATGTCCAATCTACTGTGAATAGAAATTTCATGGATAGATATACTAGATTGTACTCATCAATGGGTGGGTCAACTGGTCGTGCTATACAATTCTATCAAGCTGGGCAGAGAATGGCCCTTTTCAAAGATTACGAACAAATGGATGCGGATGCTATTATCTCATCCGCACTAGACATTTATGCAGATGAATGTTTGGCAGGCGATACCATAATTCCATTATTGGATGGTCAAAAATTGACTTTAAAAGAAATGTTTGATAATAATATGACCGATTTTTGGTTGTATGGTATTGACGATGGTGGAAATTTTAAACCGTCTATGGGTAGATTTGTGGCATATAAGGGAAAATCCGATGTTTATAAAATAACATTGGAAGATGGTACGATATTGAAATCCACTGGAAATCATAGGTGATTGGATTCAAATAATAAATTGAAATATACTGAAAATTTTAAAGTCGGGGATGGAATTTATGCTCTTTCTACTAAAATAAGTGAACATAAAAATATGCCTGGATATGAAATGATAAAAAATGGAGAAAATTTCGAATTTGTTCATCGGATGGTTGCTAAAAATAATAAAATTTTATTGGAAGAACGAAAGCATAAAACGGATAAGGCTGTAATACACCATAGTTCATTTGATAAGAGAAATAATTCTCCGGAACATTTAATTTGGCTTAATTCCAAAGAGCATTGGCAAATGCATGCTGATTTTAACAAACAATTGTGGTCAGATGATACCAAAACTCATGCATATAAAGACAAAATTAAGGAAGCACATGAGGCATATTGAACACCCGAACTTAAACATCAAGTAGCTATACGCCAGTCTAAATTTATGAAAGACTGAATGTCGAAAACTACTGACAATGAAAGAAAAGTTTTATTTGGGAATTATGGTGAAAAAAATGGAATGTATGGCAACGGCGAATTGTTGTCTGGTAATAAAAATGGTAGATGAATATCATCAATGAATAGAATTAGTAAGTATGATTTAAATACACTAGTTGATTTATTAATGAAAGAGTATACTGGTGGTAAAAATAGCAGTGCTAGAAATATTTTATCTAATCACTACGATTTTAATCGTTCGGAATTTTTAAAATTTTCCAAAATGGTATGTGAATATTATGGAATATCAAATTTAAAATCATTACCACGTGAATATTATTTTGAGAAAAATAAACATTTATTATCTGACATGAGATTAAAAATATCCAAATTCAATAAAAATCCAAAGCGAAATTTTAATTTATTGTGCAATAATATAGGGACTACTAAAATAGAGTTTAATCATATATTAAATAAAGCTGGATATCATTCTTTTGGTGATTTTGCGGATTCTTCTAATCATAAAATTATATCTATTGAGAAATTGCCTGAATTGGAAGATGTATATGATATTATTGATGTGGATGATACTAACATTTATGCGATTGAATCGGTCGATGGATCGAAAATATATACTCACAATTCTACAATGAAATCCGAATATGGTGATGTTATTGAGATTACCGCTGAAGATGAGGGTGTAAGGGAAGTATTACATAACTTGTATTATGACATTTTGAATGTTGAATTCAACTTGTGGCCATGAGTTAGAAATATGTGTAAGTATGGGGATTTCTTCCTGCATTTACAGATAGATGACAATTA